TGTAAGCGGAACATATGCATCTTCAATAAAAAATTATAGTGGGTCGTTCTATGGAACTCTCAGTGGAAGCGATACTTCCATATATACAAAATTTTATATTTCAGGTTCATCTGCATTTACAGCTTCCAATTTTAACGGTGGAGTATCTGGATCTTACAACACAACAACCACTACAGGATCTACATTGAGTGGATTTAGTGGAAGCGTCAGTGGATTTGTAACCGGAAGTTTGACGGGATCATTTAATGGAACATTTTCATATGCATCTGGATCGTTGACATCATTCAGTGGAAGTTTAACAGGAGTGGTATCAGGCACAATGGATGTATATGAACCATATTATACTTACTACAATACTCCCGAACTGAGTAGAATATTAATTAAGTTTGATCTTTCAAACCTATCGTCTTCACTTACGACTGGAAATATTACTACAGACAATATAAAATTTTATCTGAAGTTGAAATCAACTGAAACCAATGAGGTTCCGACCGATTATACAATTTACGCATTTCCAGTGAGCCAAAGTTGGAATATGGGCACTGGTCGGTATTCAACCGGCGGCGATTCTATTGGAGTTAGTTGGAATTATACAAATGATGCAGGAACTGGTGCATCTTACTGGTATGGAACAGGTTCAAACAATTCCTATTCTATTGCACATAACTATTTTCTGACTCAAAGTTTTGCGACAGGTTCATTTTCAAATCAAGGAGGAACGTGGTATTATAGTGTCCCCACTTCATTTGTGCAACCAACATCAAGTGTTAAAACTACATTCTTTAATACATCAAGTTCTACTCCTACATTTGAAACTCAATATTCATCAAGTCTACAAACAAGTTTGACTTCTAGTTTTTCTGGTTTCTTATCATCAAGTTTGATATTGATATTATCAAGTTCGCAGTTGTCAAGTTCAAATTCGTCACAATCATACAATTTTATTAATTCGTTTGCAACGACGACTTATACAAATACATCAGCAAGTATTTCAAGTTCACTTGCGTCAATTAATATATCAAGCTCTGTATATCAAACAGAATATACCTCAAGTATTTTGTTCTTGAATAGTTTGTCGTCAAGTATACAAACAATATTGAGAGATTCTGCGTCATTAGTAACATATACGTCTCAATCATATCAATACATCCGTTCACTTTCAAGTAGTGTCGCACCATCTACCATATATTCGGATTTGTATAATAGAATCAATAACTTAGTGACCGCAAGTGTATCTTCTAGTGTATCATCTTCGTATGTTTATAACGCATATAGCTCATTTTCTTCAAGTTTGGCAAATCAACTTTCAGCAAGTTATTGGTATAGTTCAAGTGGATGTGAATGTGACCCAACCAATCAATCTGCAAGTTTGTCTGCAAGTTTATTTAACCAACAATTCTTGAGTTATATAAGTTCAAGTGAATCTGCTTCTATCATATCAAGTTATAATAATTTATTGGATGCGACATTCTCATCAAGTGTTCTTCAAGGTTTTTCATCAAGTTTGATATCATATTTCAATCAAGACATTTATGATTTACAAGTTTCCACTTCGGCAAGTGTAGCGTCATCTTTGACACAATCATTTGCATCCAAGTTCTGTTCTACATTATCTACTGGAAGTTCTTTGTTATCATCCCAAGCATTTAGTTATACAACGTCTGATATCAATGTGGATGTTACCAATATTGTTAAAGGATGGTTATGTGGATGTGTACCAAATGAAGGTATAATTTTGATGACATCTCTTGAATTGTCCGGAATTGATAATATAAACGGAACCATCAAGTTCTTTAGCAAAGAAACCAATACCATCTATTCTCCATATTTGGATGTATCGTGGGACGACAGTGTATATAACACAGGCAGTATGACTACTTTAAATGGATATAATCCATATACGGTAGTTGTGAAAAATCTCAGTAGAGAATATAAATTCGGATCTTTGATCCGAATCAATCTGTTTGCCAGAGAAAAGTCTCCTTTAAAGAATTTTGTCAAAGGTACTCAACAAAGTCAATATTTGAGTTCAAGTTTGTTGTCATCCGATACATATTATGCCATCAAAGACAACGAAAGTGAAAACATGGTGGTTGATTTTGATGATTATACTAAGTTGAGTTGTGATGGTTCAGTTCATTATTTCAATCTTGATACAACAACTTTGCCAGTTGCTAGATATTATAGATTACTTATAAAAACAACAATCAACGGAGAAGTTAAGATTTTTGATAACGGCAACATATTTACTATTACAAGATGATTATGCATCAAGAACAAATAAACAACTTTATTCGTAATGGAATATATCAATATCAATTAGATACGTTTGGAAATTTCGTTGTGGACGAAAACAATCCTAGCTTTTCTACTCAATATTTGAAGGTTGGATTGTATGATTTTAACTATGATGTTAATAAAATTGAATCCCTTCTTCCGTCTGTAAAATTTGAAGAATTTATTCCCGTGTTATCTACTCCTATAAATGCGAATGTAAATACATCCAACAATTATGTTGAGTCTGTATTGGCAGCAGGTGGAAGTATCAATTCGGTTCCGTCACAAATTATTGCCGAACTTGAGTATACTATACAACAATTGAAGGCTGACCGAGATGATGCAAATACTAAACTAAACAACATTGTTGCAAAATTGACTCCGCCAGCATAATTTTATGAATTTTCCATATCCATTGGTAAGCACATTCACAAGTAGTTTCAATACTGCATCATATTTCAGCGGAGACGATGTAAACAATTACAATCAGAATACAAACAACCCAGACATTTTCTTCGGAAAGTCTGATAGAGATGTTGTTGAATTTTCTTATTTTAACACCATCGGCGAACAAAATGGTTGGGTATATAAAAACCCAAAATCACAATATCTGTCTCAAGTTGGTATCTATAATGACGTAGATAAAAACCAATTTACTTATAACTACCGCAAAGTCAAAACCAATTATATTAATTATCAAAACAATCTTTTGATAGATGTTGGTTCAGATTTATCATCATCAAATGTTTTTGATGGACAACACATTGTATCGTATAATTTTACAAGAACGGTGGCGGGCAGTCAAAGTTATCCTTTGATAATATCAGATATTTCGCCTTCAAGAACCGAATTGAAGTTGATTCCAACTTTTCAAAAACAATCCACTGACAAAAATGTTTTTTATGAAAATCTTCATTATGAATCATTTTGTAGAAAGTTGGTATTAATAGAAGATGTAGTGGAATTAATCGCTACGTCTCTTGATAATTTCAATTGTGAAGATAATTACAAATCGTACTCACAGTCAAATCCATCAGACATCGCGGCCTTTAAAAATACATTTGGATTTAAATTTGATGCGGATGCTATATCATTCATAAACTCAGTTTATGATGGTTCACAAAAACTTCAGTTGGATTTATTCAATAATACCACAATCAAAAATTTGTTCGGTGTTAAAAACTATATCAAATACTGGTTATATACCTATTCAAAAAATATAGTAAGTTTCCAAGAACTCAATCAACAAATTAAATACATAGTTCAAAAAGAATATTTAAATGAACTTGCAATAATTAACGTTTTTAATGCAGACATTACAAACAATTTACAAATTGTTTCTACAATCGTATATGACAATTTTGTACAATCAGTATTACGTGTAATTGAAAACGCATTTTTAAATAAGTTCTATTCCTATTACAAAAACTCATTAAATTTCGGAAGTGGATTAGGCGTTAAATTCATTGATCATTCATTTTCATCAAAAAACGAAAGTGAATCAAAACATATAGAATTACTAGTCAAACTTGATAGTCCGTTGTCTTTTGATTATGCAGTAAAAAACAAATGTTGGATTTCCAATATCAGTATAGCTCCAATTGTTCAAAATGTTATTTTGATGCCTTTGAAGACCGTTCCACAATATAAAATAGGTGGACCTGACTTTTCTGTAAAAATAAACAATGCAAACAAATACGGTTATAATAATATTGACTCATTGGATAAAAATTTATCGGATACGGAGCTGTCTCAAATCAATATAATTGACAAGTTAAAAAATTTAAATATAGATTATAGTAAATTTGAAAATTTTGTAATATTTTCATCTGCTGCTATTAGAATTAAAGTATTTAAGAGTAAACTTGAATCTATAAACAGTACCAATATTCAGATTCAAACTTTATCGGCAGCGGCAACATCTAGTAATACAATAATTTCCGCGTCATATTCATCTGACATTCAATCTCTACAAAATAGCACACTTTCAATTCAAAATTCGTTTGATGGATATGAATCGTATCTGTATACCAATCAATCATTGATACAAGGATCGTTGTCTGATACTAATTCTAATTATCACAACTATATCATTGACGCAGAAAATTACGACATTCAAAACATTGATAGTTTGGTGAATAACACACCAGAATATTTGAAATTGAATGAAGATAATAATGATTATCTATTGTTCTTGTCAATGGTAGGTCATCATTTTGATAACATATATCAATATGTAAAATCTTTCCCAATTTTAAATAGGTCCACATCAAGCAACGATTATCTCCCTGATTTGGTTTATTATATGTTAAAGACGTTTGGCTGGGACACGTCAACTGACTTTGCAAATAAAAGTACACTCTTATCATATGCGACGGATTCATCCAGTATTTCAGCAAAAAATAAGAATGAAATCATTTGGAAACGGATTTTAGATACTCTTCCACAAATTTATAAAACAAAAGGCACGGAAGAATGTATTAATTTGTTGCTATCTTGTTATGGAGTTCCGTTAAACATTTTAACTATTCGTGAATTTGGAGGAAACGATATATTCCAAAGTAGCAAAACTAGTTATGTATATGACGCAAAGTATTATTTCACCAAATACCAATCTGGCACAGAATATGTAACATTTCCATATACATCGTCTGCAAAATCTCTGGAATTTACTTTTAAAACAGAAAAGAGTTATGTTCAAAATCAAAGAATAAATTTAGTAACCAAAGATACTTCTTGGAATCTCTCTTTGTTAAAATCCAAAGTTGATAATTATGGTGATATAATTTTCAATATACAAGATAAGTCAATGAAAATAGAAAATGTACCTATATTTAATGGTGACAGTTTCTATAGTGTATTATTAAGAAGAAACTCAACGTCATCGTTCCTTGATACAAATTCAACCGAAGATTATATTCCTACACAGTACGATTTAGTTGTCAAGTCATATGACGGCGACCGTGAGGTGTTCAATCACTCGTCAAGTATGGTTTTAACCAAAACATACAATCAATCATTTTCACAAGACGGACATTTATATTTTGGAAATTTTCCTACATCAAACAAGAATTTCACCGGATTGTTGGATAAAATCAATTTAATACAAAATCCAATTTCGGATGAATATTTCTCCGAATATTCAAGAAACTATAATTTCTACGGAAACAACGATGTTACTAATACTTGGAATGATCTTATTTTTAGATACAATTTTGATTATCCTATTAATTTGGCGTCATCCAGTATAGTTCCAATATTACCCCATTTGCCCGCCGGACAGTCCACTTTGACTGCAAGTGGTTATAATTTTGTCAATAACAGCGTTACACAATCTAATGCATGTACCTTTTACTCTCAATCTACCTATCCATATCAGTTTGAACAAGTAGATGTTGTACAATCTATATTTGTTTCTCATTATGGACCCAATAAGTTAAAAAATAACAAAATTCGTAAAGTAGAACAAATATTGACATCTGCACCTTCACCGGTTCAAACAGTTTCTCAAAATATTGATGTATTTTCTCCAGATTCAAATTTAATGGGAGTATTTATTTCCCCGTTCAAGGTGAAAGACGATGATATTATCAATTTCTTGGGTGACTATAATGTTATGAACTCGGTTGCAGATCCCGGTAATATTTACCAATCTACATATAAAGACTTGAAATCTTTGAGTCAAAATTATTATCAATATAACGGTGAACCTGTTTTATATCAAGAATTCATGACGTTGTATAAAAATTATATTGACAATTCTACATTTGATTCTATACGAAATGTTGTACCGGCAAGAACTAAACTTTTAACCGGTGTTCTGATTGAACCTTCATTATTGGAAAGACCCAGAATTCAATTGCGTCCACCGACACTCACCGAAGTTAATATAAATGTGGGCGACATTGATACTAAAGATAATATTGCTGCAATTGTACAGTCGTCTGAACAATATTCTTCAACTATTGATGAAAATGTCAGCAGAAATCAAATAAAGCAATTTAATTTGAATCGTGGATATATTTCAAATGATGACAACGATTATTATTTAACTGCATATGTTCAACAGAATGTTCCGTTCTTTGATTATAAACAAAACAAAGTTTGTAGTCTGCGAGAAGTGGTTGACGAACAATATGTTTATATTAATGATAAATTGGAAAATCCTATAAAGGTCACACTTCGTAAAATAGTGGCAGTTTCATCATCGGTGGCCGATGGTGTAGGTTCCCAATATATAACAAATGTGGACGTAACTTCTACAATAACTAACGTGTTGCCGTTCCAACATTTAAGTTATAAAAACAAACCATTATCAAAATTTGGATTATATTTAAATAATGCACCTTTATATTTTCCAAGTAATCAACAATTTACAGATAGTAATTCTAATCCAATTCAAATATCTAATACGACGTTTGGTATAGGAAACATCTATTTAGATAATATTTTTGTAAAATCTCAAAATAGTCAAAACACAACCATAATCAGTTCATATGAAATTACTTCTTCTAAAGGAGTCGCCGTATCATATTCTCCAGTATTAATCCAAAGTTCAAGTATGAGTCAAAGTATTTTCATCATATAAAATAATAAAAACCGTAAAACTACACTATTTATATACATATGGCATATCTAGATAACAAATCAATTATAGTTGATGCAACACTGACCAAAAAGGGCAGAGAGTTGTTAGCGAAAAATGGAAACTTAAATATCACTGCGTTTGCATTGGCTGACGACGAGATTGATTATAGTTTATATGACCCAAATCATCCAGAAGGTTCCAATTTCAATGACTTTGCAATACGCAATACTCCGCTTCTTGAAGCTTTTTTTGATGAAACCCAATTGATGAAGTACAAATTGGTTACATTAAACCAAGGAGTTACTACTATTCCAGTGATTACATTGAACATCACCAATATAAATGTACCATATACATTCACCGGCGATTCAATTATATCTCCTAGTACAAATCCAACATATAATACCACTCTTGGATATACAGCTATACTAGCAAACAGTAATATAGGAACAATTATTCCAACTATAAATGTTTCTTCAACGACGGTATCAAATACAGTAACATCTTTTACTGGTGTTTCTGTTGTAACTTCACAAGTTGTAGTAGGATTGCAATTCAAGTTTTTACCAAATCCAGGTGTAGCACAAACCACGACCACCAATTTAACAATTATCGGAAATGAAAGTGGTGGAAGCGTAACCATTCCAATAACAGTAACCGTATAATTTTTATGCTATTTACCAAATTTCAATCAACTGATGTAGTTAACGGAAAAATCACAAGAGTCTCCTCGCCACTTTGGCCAGGGGGAAATGTCGGTGCATTACAATCTTCATTTTATACCAATCCATATCAAGTTGTAGCGACAGGTTCAAATATAAACGATTTGAAAAATGGTTTGTATTATAATGACGTGTATTATGCCGGTCAACCTTTCTTCTCAGTCGCATTCGGAAATGCATATGGAAATGGAACTTCTGCGACAGACGTAAGCACAGTTCACGCGTATCCCACAAAAGTTATATATTCTCAATATAAGAATATTTTGTTGCAACCAACACAACAATCATTTACATTTTTGACAGCTTCGTCTGGTACCACTACAACAACAATCACTTCGTCAAATATTTATGTTTTGGCATTCTCAGTCAATCAATATAAAGACAGAATTGACGAAGGTCACATTCAATTTTCTTTGAGTGGTAGCAAGGGATTGTTCACATTTATTGATGATTATACTCTAACTAATACGGTAAATGATTATTACAATATTATTAGCGGAAGCATAGTAAATGGAGTTGCAACTGCATATTCAAACGGACAATATAATGCTATTGGAAATTTATATCCAAAGGCAGGTATTATAGTATTAAATGCAAATAAGTTGGGAACAGTCGTTGGCACTGAATTGACAGGTTCTACAATCAATACGGGTCCATATAAATTAAATCAACAATTGATATTGTCCGCAATTACTAATTGTAACAACAGTTATTTCCAAGTAAGAAAATCTGAATTTTTACCTTCAAAACAATATTTCGTTCGTGTAAAAAATCAAGAATACAATTATTCCAACAATCCAACTTTCGTAACTGGAAGCACTGGAAAGATTCTCTTCACAGATTTTTATACAAATCCAAAAACTTATATAACCACCGTTGGATTATATAATGAAAATAATGATTTGGTTGCAGTAGCAAAAACCAGTCAACCAATAATGAAGAGTTTTGATACGGAAGCCTTAATAAAAATAAAATTGGACTTCTAAAAGATCATGATTAAGTCGTTAAAAAGAAATGACATACGATCTACTCCATTTATCGCCAATAAATCTTGGGATTCTCAAAATCAAACATTTGATAATACAATAAATTGGCAAAGTGGAAGTCAGAGCGGATCTTTGTTTTTAACTTTCTTTGACTATGAAGACGGAACACAAATGTCCCAGATTTCATCTGCATTTTCTTCCGCCATTGCATATCAACAACAAGATCCCGATTTTTTGCGATTCCGAATTGGACAAGAAATAACCGGCACTACATTTTATTCAACTTCAAGCAAATATTACGACCCATCCGTTAATCCTACAAATATAGATGGGACATATCAGTCACTTGTATATAATACTACTAAAAATTTGTTTTATAAAGAGACGGCAAATCCCACTCAAATTTTTGGATTGGAGTCATTAAATCCAGTTGATGTCAATCGAACATTGCCAAAACAAATTTATGTATTTAACGTCCCACAGAATAAATTTGGCGAAAAGGTGGTACCAAATTCAGTTGAAATTAACCACAAACTTTCAGATGGAAATTTTACAATAATTGATGATGGAAATAACAATTTGATTGTAAAGGATACTATCTTTACAAAATCCGAAGAATTATAAAATTAAAATATGTACACGATTCACGGCGAAAATTATGGATATTCAGTTGCTACATATGGAGATTATGTAGCGATTGGAAATCCCCCGTTTCTTGGATCCGTTACAAGTGGATCTGTAATTGTTAAAAAATACAATTATTCATCCGATACTAATTCAGATTACCTAACATTATATAAAAAATACAACTCTTCGTTTTCAACGAACGATGATTTTGGTCACAGTATTTCAATTTATTCAAATGATTTGGCAGTATCCTCACGATATTATACATCATCATTCGGAACTGGCTCATCCGTTGATATTTTTGATTTGTCAACGACTTCTACATCTTCATATTTTTCTATATCCAGTTCATATAATGATGAAAGTGGAAGTTTTGGAGATGTTGTTTCTCTAGGGAACAATATAATTGCAATTGGTTGTTCAAAAAAATACAATAACAAAGGGTCGGTTTACATATACACTAAAAATGGATCGTCTTGGCAATATTTACAAACCCTAACCGGAAGTAATAGTATCTCAGGCGACTATTTTGGAATTTCTCTAAAGATTGATCCCAGCGGAAGTAATCAATTAATAGTCGGAAACAGTTCGTCTGTTTCTCCATATGGAATGGTTTATATTTTTGAATCATCTTCATATGGATGGAATCAAACTACAATTTTAAACGGAGATAAGAATTATCAATATGAACTTCCATATTACCAATTAATACCATCCAATATAACCTCACAAACATATGATAATTATGGATATAGCGTTTCTATATACGGAGACAAAGCAATAGTTGGTTGTCCAAATGAATCCCAATATTATGAATATACAGACTCATCAAATTTAATACAAAGAGGGTGTGTATTTTTATATTATAAATGTAATATTACCAACAAGTGGGTATTTGATAGTAAATTTTATAATGGAAAGTTTGATGTAAATCAACCACTATTAAAAAACAATAAATTAGGATTCGCCGTTGATTTGTTTGGAAATTTTGCAGTTGCATCTTCATTGAAACTTAATTTTCCATTTAGTACCAGTTATATTACACAATCACTAAACCAAGTTTTGTTTGATGAATCAACTTATAACTTGAATACTTGTCTGGGATATGTTTACATATATCAATACACAACATCTTCTTGGTCCCCTCAACAAAATTTGACGAAGATAAAAATACCAGGAAAACCACACACGGTATTTGGTTATGACGTTTCATTATCGGATAAATCAATAATAGTTGGATCTCCATGTTTATTATTAAACACTGACAGATACATTACGGAATCAATTTCTAATTATACGAACGTACACGGATATTCATATTATTATAATTTTTCCAATTTAACGAACAACCATCATATTGGGAACGTATTTTATAGAAATGGAACGGTGGTGTTAAAAACATCCGGTTCATTATTTGACAAACTGATGATAAACGGCAGTCCCTACCAATATCCGTTACCATATTATAATGTTAAATACAATTCACAAATAACTTTGCACGAAAATCAAACAATTTGTGAAATTGTGCCTGGCGAGTATAATGTCAGTACAAATCCAACTGCAATATATAGAAATACATTCACATATGATATAAATCAAGATAAGAAATTTGATTTCCAAGATATAGACTTGATTTTAAGATACATGTGTAATTTAAACTTGGGAAATGAACAATGGTGGAATGTTGTCATAGAAAATAACTATGAAACCAGTTTATTTAACTATTATAGTGGATTACAAAGTGATATTCAAAATGCACCGATATCAAGAACGGTAACGAATTATTTTAGTGGTTCATTATTGACTTCACAATATTCTACATATTTGAGCAGTATCAAAACTGACTTGGATATTGATGGAAATGGGTCGGTAAACATAAATGATATGTTTATATTGTGGAAGTATTTTAGTCATCAATTGACTGACAATATATATAAGACCCTCGTCACGCCAAAATCTACACGATCTAAATATATAGATCTTATAAGTTATTTGGATACCAAGACACGTAAGATAAATCCATCTTACATTACACCCGAATTCTTTAACTATCAATATAGTTCTTCGGTTGATAAAACTGGTTCATTTTTAGCACCATATATCACCACAGTTGGTTTATACAGTGGAACAGATTTGGTTGCAATTGGAAAATTGGGTATTCCTATTAAAAATAGTGGAGATTTTCCGATAAATATTTTGGTAAAATGGGATGTTTGATAATATTTATAATAAACGAACTATAATATATGCCTAATCCAATTTCAAGAGATTCTTTGGTTAAAACCCTAGAAGATAGATATAACACCCAATCCGCCGGTGGTTCATTCAATGCTAAAAAAATTGATACTACTGCGGGTGATATAGTTCCAACAGACCGCAATTCGGTAAACGTTCAAGATACATTGTATCGTGAAGGTGGTTTCAAGATTAAAGAAACCCAAACCGGTTTCAAAGATGCACAAGGATATGTATCCAAACAACTCTCTCAATATATAAAGGGATTTAATAATAAACGTTACAAGTGAAATATACTATATATTAGTATATGGTTATATTAGGACTGGATTCGTCTACATCGGTAACGGGTTGGGCATTTTGTGAAAATGGAATAATACTTGATGTGATTCAATACAATTTTTTGTATTTTTTTGTATAATATTGATATATATTATTATATGAAACAAAAAGATTTAAAAACTATAAGAATTCCAATTGAAACATATAATATGCTCAAAAATTATTGTGACAAGAAGGGATATAAAATATATAAATTTGTATCGGAATTAATAAATAACAATACCAAATAATATTATGCATACCGATTTTTATGTTTATTATTTAATTGATCCGGTCAACGAAAAACCATTTTATGTTGGAAAGGGTCGTCTTGGAAGAATGTATCAACACGAAAAAGATGTTAAAAGCGGTAAAATTGCAAATCTAACAAATCAAGGTCTGACTGATAAAATTGCTTCAATATTAAATGAAAATAAAAAAATTATTTATCTATGTTAAGAATCAATAGAGGAGGAAGAAAAACATACAAAGGATATAAAAAATATGAATGTATTGGGAATTGATTTATCTTCAACCGTGTGTGGTTATGCTATTTCTAATGAAGGAAAAATTATAGATGGTGGATTTATTGACATTTCAAAATTAATATCTTATAAAGAAAAAGCTAAATGCATTATTGACGTATTAAAACACAAATCTTTTGAAAAAATACAAGTAGAGGAATCTCTTGCAAGTTTTACGTTTGGAAAATCTAGTCAACAAACAATCTTAAAACTCGCAATGAATAAAGCTGTTATTTGTTATATATTAGAAGAAGAATTTAAAGTAGAAATTTTATCAGTTAACGTTAATACCATGCGTAAACAGTTATTTGGTAAGTGTAGAATTAAAGGTGTTAAATCAAAACAATTTGTAAAATCAGAACTAGAATCACTTTGTCCAGATGTAATTAAATTTACAGTTCTTAACAAAAAAGGCAACTGGGACGAACGAAATGGTGATATGTATGATGCAATAGTTACGAGTTGTTATGACCCAGCAAAAGATAATAGAACTGATAAGAAAAGTAAAAGCTCTCGCTGACAAGGGGGTTAGTGGAGAATCTGTATCTGCGAAGGAAAAGCTTAAACGGTTGTGTGACAAGTATAATATATCAGAGAGTGACCTCCACGATTTAGATGAAAAAAATGATTATATACTTTTATTCCGAGATAAAAACGAAAGAGAATTGTTGTTAAACATTGTCTGTATGGTATTGGATGTTCCGACATTCAAGTGGAACGAAAATAAATTGGGTGCAAAAATGAAGCTCACAGAGTTCCAATACAGAGATATAATTTCTGCATTTGAATATTATCAAAAAATGTATGATGACTATAAACGATATTTGATTCAAGGTATGTTGGCAAGAAACGCCGTTGGTTATGTTCCAAAACCCCAGACATATACACAAGAAAATGTAGTTCAACAAGACATTCCATCTACTCCACAACAAGAAGATATTACAGAAGAAACCGACGAAACAAAAACGGATTCTTTAAATGAAGAAACCGGTTCAACGAACACTTCAAAAAAGAAAAAGAAAAAGAAAAAATATGAAGAAATTGAATCCCCAATTGATCCTATCAAATTAATGAAAGTTGCCGTCGCACTTGAGAAAAATCCATGGGTAAAAACAGATCCCAATAAAAAATTGATTGAAGAAGTTTCTGATGGTATGATATAACGGATGTTATTATATCAAGAAACCATAATAAATAGTTTAAATAAACTGCTAAATCAGACTCCTAAGATACGAAAGGGAACTGATGCGGTATATTTTTGTCCAGTTTGCAAACATTATAAAAGAAAGTTAGAAATTAATTTGGTGACTGGTAAGTATCATTGTTGGGTATGTGAGTTTGGTGGGTTAAATTTAAAAACTCTATTCAAAAAACTCAAAGCGCCGGCTTCTTATTATAGTATACTTGGAGAAAACAAATCTTTTTTTGTTCCGAAGAGGAACTTTGAAATACTTTTTGATGAAGTCCCGGAAGTTTCACATACAGTTTTACAATTACCCAATGAATATAAACCGATGTGGGAACCGAGTTCAGAACTACCATATCGTCATGCATTGGTATATCTTAAAAATCGAGGAATAACGAAGGAAGATATTATAAGATATAATATAGGATATGTAACTGAAGGTGAGTTGAGAAACAGAATAATCGTACCGTCATATGATTCCGATGGATCTTTGAATTTTTATACCGCCAGAAGTTTTTATGAAACCAAATACCTAAAATACGTTAGTTGTTCATTTTCAAAGAACATAATCGGATTTGAACTTTTAACAAATTTTGAAGAACCAATCACACTCGTAGAAGGTCCATTTGATGCGATGACAGTAAGAACTAATACTGTGCCACTTTTCGGAAAAACTTTAAGCGAAAAACTGAAAATGAAATTGTTGGAATATGATGTTCCGATGGTAAATGTATTGTTGGACAATGATGCAATTAACGACGCAATTAAAATTTGTGAATTTTTGATTAAAAATAATATTCCGACCAAATTAATAACTCTACAAGACAAAGACCCAAATGTCTTGGGATTTGAAAAAACTTGGAAAATAATAGAAGAATGTGATACTATAGATTTTGAGAAACTATTTAAACTAAAGGTTATGACATAATATGGTTACCAAGTTACAATGTAAAATAAATGAGTTCACAAACATTCTGCATATTGCGGATGTTCATATAAGGCTCACAAAAAGACACGACGAATACTTGGAAGTGTTCAACCGTTTATATAAATCAATTGAAAAGACACCATCTACCACATTAATTGCCGTTTTGGGAGATTTGTTTCATAGTAAAAGTGATCTAAGTCCCGAATGTGTAAAGATTGCGTCAGACTTTCTACAAAATTTAGCAAGATTAAGGCCCACCGTTTTGATTGCGGGAAACCATGATGCTACATTAGCGAACAAAAATAGATTGGATAGTTTGACTCCAATTGTTGAACCCATCAAAAATGAAAATTTGTTTTATTTAAAAGACTCCGGTATTTATACCATCGGCGATATAATGTTCAATAACTTTTCCGTATTTGATGAACATGAACAGGAAAAGTATGTAAATTATAAGGACATTCCAAAAAACTGTCTCAATGAAACACGTTATCGAATTGCATTGTTTCATGGTGCAGTAAATGATGCAGTCAATGATATTGGATATAAGATTTCAAATAAATCTATTCAGAATCAAATGTTTGATAATCACCAAATTGTATTATTGGGTGATATTCATAAACATCAGGTTCTTCAACAATACGATGAAGATCAAAATAAACCAGTAATTGTGTATGCAGGATCTTTCATTCAACAAAACCACGGTGAAGATCTTAAAGGACATGGATTTGTTTACTGGGATCTTAAGACAAAGGCGTTTAAACATTTTGAAATTGCCAATGATTATGGCTTTTATACAATAGAGGTTAACAAGGGAAAGTTAAAAACAAATGTCCAAAATATTCCCAAGAAAGCTAGATTGCGAATTAAATGTTTTGAATGTGTAACGACAGAAGTCAAATCCGTTCTCGCTGACATCAATAAAGTTTCAAACGTCACCGAAGTTTCTTATGTTAGAGTTGACGGCGAAAATTCGTCTTCAAAAAATATAATTGATAATACAAATTTGAATATCAATAACATTGTTGACGTTGATTACCAAAACAAATTGATATCAGAGTATGTAAAAAATAAAGTTAAAGTAGACGATGACGATTTGTTACAAAGAGTATATACAATCAACAAAGAACTGAATTCGTCACTACAAAAAGAACAGGTTGTCAGAAACATTCGATGGAAACCAAAGAAGTTTGAGTTTGATAATATGTTTAGTTATGGCGAAGATAATATAATTGATTTTTCAAAGATGAAAGATGTAGTTGGATTGTTTGCATCCAACGCATCCGGGAAATCAAGTATATTGTCGGCATTGTCATTCTGCATTTTTGACAAATGTGATCGTGCCTACAAAGCATCCCACGTATTAAATACTCAAAAGATGTCTTTTAAATGTAAATTTAACTTTGAAATTAACAAGGTTGATTACTACATTGAACGAAATGGATTATCTGATAAGAAGGGCAATGTAAAAGTAGATGTCAAATTCTGGAAAGAAGAATGTGGAAAAGTTACAGAACTTAATGGAGAAGCTCGTCGTAGCACTAACGATATTATCAGAGATTATGTAGGAACTTATGATGATTTTATCCTTACAGTTTTGAGTGTTCAAAATAATAGAGCTGGATCTTTCATTGATATGGGGCAAACTGAAAGAAAAGATTTGCTCTCTCAATTCATGGGACTCAATATATTTGATACGTTGTATAATTTAGCAACCGAAAAGACCAAAGAAATTAATATATTGGTGAAAAACTTTAAAAACAATGACTATACTCAAAAGTTGATATCATTAAATAATATAATTGAAGTTTCTTCTAGTATGTTGACGAGTGAAAGGACTTCACTTGAACAGTTGAATCTAGATCGTGAGAATCAAAATAATAATTTATTGGAAGAAACCAAAAAGTTAATTAATATAAACTCGGAGTTTACCAATATTACGGTTCTTGTCAATATGGAAATTTCATATAATGATAACATTGTGAGTTTATCATCTGAATTATCCACGTATCAATCCCAACAAAAATTGATTGAAAATGAATCAATTGTGGTTAGTGGGTCAGTGAGTTCGTTTGAACAACAAAATATTGAAACTAAATATAAAGAATATACACAACTACAAAAACAATACCAAGACAAAAAAAATGAATTGGATCGCATCAAAATCGTCGTTGCTAACAAATTGGAAAAATTAAAAACACTTGAACAACACAAATACGATCCAAATTGCGAATATTGTATTAATAATGTATTTGTGAAGGACGCAATCAAGACAAAAGAGGAAATTGATAAAGATAAAGCCGACGCATTTATATTGTTTGAATTTTATACAAAATTAAAAAATCAAATAAATTTGTATTCTGTTGTAGAAAATGACTACGAATCATATAAAAAATTATTGACACAAAAATCAAATTTGGAAAATAAGATCAATAAAATAAATAATGTGATGCTTTCAACTGAAAACAAAATTGCATCAGATAAAAATAAACTTGAGTCAGTGGTTCAACAAATTGACGATTTCAATAAACAAAAAGATGTCATTGAATCTAATATACAAATTAAAATTATTATTGAAAATATAAGAAACCAAATCAAAGTAATAGATCAAAAGATAAAGCAAAAGAATAATGAAATAATTACTCTAAATTCAAATTACAATAGTTCAATAGAACAAAAGAAAAATATAGAAAAAATCATCGAAGATACCAAAAAAATGGAAAGTCAATCAGAAGCATATCAATTATATGTGTCTTCTATTGGACGAGATGGGATTCCATATGAATTGATTTCTCAGGCGATGCCTGCAATTGAAAAAGAAGTCAATGATATATTGAGTCAAATCGTTGAATTTACAATAAGTTTATCAACCGATGGCAAAAATGTCAGCACTTTTATAAATTACGAGGATAAAAAATGGCCATTGGAACTATCTAGTGGAATGGAACGATTTATTAGTTCTCTCGCTATACGAGTTGCATTGATTAATATATCAAACCTACCACGACCAAATTTTATAGCAATTGACGAAGGTTGGGGTAGTCTGGACGCAGATAATTTGGCTACAACTAGTACATTATTCTCATTCTTAAAGACAAACTTTGATTTTGTGTGGATAGTTAGCCATTTGGATAGTATGAGAGATATGGTAGACAATCGTATAGAAATCAAAAAGGAAAATGGATTCAGTAAAGTCTCGTTTATCTAAAAAAAGTTATAAATATTGATATCTTGAGTTTTTTTGGAATATTTATATTTAACATTTTAAAAAAATTATTTTTTTGAAAGGAAATATATAATATGCCAATTACACAAGGTGGAAATTTTAGTCCCGAAAATACAATAGTCAGTCCGGGAGTCTTTACAAGAGAAAATGATTTATCGGGCATCGCACAAGGCGTTGCCGATATTGGCGCAGTAATAGTCGCACCGTTCTCAAAAGGCCCTGGCTTCAGCCCAACATTGTTAACCAATGTCGCTGACCTAGAAAATACATTCGGAACTGCCGACGGTACACTCTACGGACCCTATACAGCTAAACAATATCTCAATGAAAAGGGATTTGTTACCGTATGTCGCGTCGGTGGCGTGACCGGATACAATCAACAATATCCATTAGCAATTTATGCTGAACCAGGCTATTATACCAGAAATGGTGACTTGGGTTCCATCGTAAGCGCATCTTCATTTGTTAACCTTTCGTCAGCAACCGCTCTTATTAGCGGTTCTTCCGATTATTTGAGTGGGAGTATTATATCTTTAACAACATTAGCCTCAGGTAGTGCTCTTCAATATATTACTTCTGCTTCTGTGGCAGTTAGTATACCATCTGCGTCATTTACATTCACATTTGCCTCAACGGCGGGATCTGCCAGTGTTACTCAGATAAACGGTATAAGTGGAAGTTTGTTCTACGCCGGATCTACTATCACAACCACTCTTTCTGCTTATACTACTTTAGGATTTACTGGTTCATGGACATCTTCAGCTGCGCAAACGGTACTAAGCGGCGCTAATGCCAGATCGGTGTTAGATTATGGTATTTCAAACAACATTTTGACATCATCCGGTGCGCTTCCACTTAGTATGCCACTATCAGGTGGCACTGCTCCGTTCAATAACGTATATTTGATAAGCGGTTCTATCATTGAATATAAAGGAAGTTGCGCAAATCCAGTATTTAGAATTCAAGGTATACTATCCGGATCATTCGGTCAATATACTGGACAATTCAACTCATACGGAACTTCAAGCAATGACGGATGTGGTAATTGGACATCAAGTTATGCTTCTGGATCTGCGGTTTTATTGGCGGTTCTTGCTGATACTTCAAATAATTCTCCAAATACCAGTTTGGTATCACCCGGATTCAGTGGTTCTTCTTTGAATACCTCGTCTGTATTGAACAGTAACAGTTCAAGTATTATTTCGGACTACTTCTTGAATTTGTCTGGATCAACTAAAGGTACATACGGAACCTATGAATTCTCATTGGATCCTGCCAACACAAAATACATTAAAAACGTATTTCCAACATCTGCTGTGACTTCACTTGCTACAACAAATGCGTATTTGTATTCTATGTTTGAAGATAGTATCAAAACTATTGCTGCAAATCCAAGTGGATATGGTATCAAAGTAATAACATTACCGGGTGCAGCTGGAACAGCATTTGATGGTTCTTCTCCATTGAATTTCACTGATACCAATTCGTTTGCTCCACAAAATGGTGATAGTAATTTCAGTTTGAATAATGCAAATACACCGTTCATCGTGTCTCAAAAAGTTGCATCCGTAAATGGAACAACCTCACGTTATGAACTGTTCCAATTAATGACTCTCTCAGATGGAACTAACACAAATACTCAATATAAGATTGAAATCAGTGATGTTCGTTTGGCAGGTACTGTGCCTGGTAGTGATTGGGGAACATTCACACTTGGAGTTCGTGACTTCAATGATACGGACAAGCGTCCTAAGTATCTTGAAATCTATACCAACTTGAGTTTGGACCCAGACAGTGCAAACTTTGTTGCTCGTCGTATAGGTGATCGTTACAACTTTATTACGTACAGTGGCAAGATTGTTGAATTTGGAACATATGCTAAAGTAAGTAAATGCATTCGCGTCACAATGGCTACGAGTTCATATCCAGTAAGTGCAGTTCCTTATGGATTTGAAGCATATTCTACTCCAGTCGCAGGTGATATTGCTAAAATAACTTCAACATTGAAGTATAGTAATGCGTCTCTATATGGAACTTCACTCGGTAAGTATCCATCGGGTGTAGTATTTAATGATGTACCGTCAACTGATTCTGAAATTGTCAGTTTGTATCCTACTTCCTCAACGGGAGTTCCTGTATATCATGACAATCTACAGTACTTTGTCGCACTTCCCGCATCGGCAGTCGTCGGAGGAAATGCCACATTCGCACTTGATAACACCATAGTTGGATCCAATACTGGTTCAATTCTTGTTGCAAGTTTGAGTGGTAGTATTCCTTCTACTGTAACCGCACTTGAAACAACTTATGTCAAGATGCGTAAGTTTATTCTAGGATTCCAAGGTGGATTTGATGGTCAATCACCTGCTGTTAAGATTAACTTGGGCGGTGATATCGTCGCAGGTAACACTCAAGGTTTGGATTGTACCAACATTAACAGCGCAGGATCAATTGGTTATAAACACGCGATTGCTGCACTTGGAAATGCTGACGAGTTTGATATCAATTTGATTGTAACTCCAGGTATCTTCCACAGTCAACACAGTTATGTAACACAACTCGTAACTGATATGATTGAAGCTCGTGGTGATTGTTTCTATATCATGGATAACGTAGTATTCCCATCAAATCCACAACAAAGTATTGGATTGATTGCTGCTGCTGTAAGTGATGTATCAACAATTGACAGTAACTATGTTGCAACTTATTATCCTTGGGTCAAGATTCTTGACACAAACATTAATAAAGTTATAAGTGTTCCTCCGTCTGTAGTATTGCCAGCAGTTTTCGCTGCAAATGACAATGCTGCCGCCGAATGGTTCGCTCCCGCTGGTTTGAATCGTGGTGGTATTGCACAAGCAGTTCAAGTTCTTGATAGAACAACTCACCAAGAACGTGATACATTGTATCAAGGACGTGTCAATCCAATCGCATCATTCCCCGGACAAGGTATATGTGTGTGGGGTCAAAAGACTCTACAACAAAAATCAAGTGCATTGGATAGAATAAGTGTTCGTAGATTATTGATTGGATTGAAGAAGTATATTGCTTCAACAAGTAAATACCTTGTATTTGAACAAAATGTGGCTTCAACTCGCAATCGTTTCTTGAGTATCGTAAATCCATATTTGGAGGGAGTTCAACAACGCAGCGGTTTGTATGCTTTCCAAGTTAAAATGGACGAAAACAATAACACTGCGGATATAATTGATCGTAATATCCTTTATGGTCAAATTTATATTCAACCAACCCGTACATCTGAATTCGTAGTTCTGGATTTCAATGTACTTCCTACAGGTGCAGCTTTTCCAAATTCGTGATAAATAATTAAAACATACAAAACCCACTTTTCAAAAGAAGTGGGTTTTTTGTATTTTTATGTTATACTTATATCATATACAAAATAGATACTAGTAAATCATATGAATAAATGTAAAGTGTGTAATATCAATACCAATAATGATAATTATTGTTCAATGAAATGTAGAGATTCATCAAGAAAAAGCAAATCTTGGATTATTAAAAAATGTAAAGTTTGTGAAACTGAATTTGAATGTAGGGTGTCCAGAATTAAAATATACTGTTCACGTAAATGTGTGAGTAACGACAAAGATGTTACCATTAAAAAGAATGAAAAATCAAAAGAAACAAATATAAAGAAATATGGATGTCATCCATCAAAGACGGATTTGGTAAAAGAAAAAATAAAAAACAGTTTAATAGAAAAATATGGGGTAGACCATTATAGTAAAACTGAGGATTATAAAACAAAGGTAAAGTCTACTAATTTAAAAAAATATGGTGTAGAATATCCCCAACAAAATGAATTAATAAAAGAAAAAACGAAAATAAAAGTAAATAAAAAATATGGAGGATTTACATTAAAATCAGAAACGTTATCTGAGAAGGTGAGATTGACGATTTTAGAAAAATATGGAGTTGATAATGTTCAGAAAAATCAAAATATTAAAAATAAAAAAGAAAATACAAATTTAAAAAAATATGGGTTTAAAAGTCCATTAAAAAATGAAAGTGTAAAATCTAAAATAAAAGATACTTTGTTTAAAAAATATAATGTTACTAACATTTCACACGATCCCAATACAAGACGCAAAATATCCGCCACAGTATATAAAAAGTTTTATGAATATTTGATAAATGAAAAATTGAAAAATATATGTACGCCTCTTTTTTCCATAGAAGAATATACAGGTGTAGAATATTACAAAAAATATCCATTTGAGTGCGTTAAATGTAACAATATATTTTCTGATTATTTGTACGGGGGGAACATTCCAAAATGTCAAATTTGTTATCCATTTATACGAAGCAAACCACAAAAAGAAGTTTATGATTTCATTAGGAACCTTTTACCGAAAAATATTGAAATAATAGAAAATACTAAGAAAATTTTGCCGAGTGGAAAGGAATTGGATATATATATCCCATCAAAAAATATATCTATAGAATTTGATGGATTATACTGGCACAGTGAAATTAACGGACAAAAAAATAAAAACTATCATTTGAATAAAACAGAAGAATGTGAAACCCTCGGTATAAAATGTATTCATATTTTTGAGAATGAATGGACATTGAAAAATGACATTATAAAAAGAAAAATATCGTATATGTTAAAAACAAAATCAAACAAAGGTATTTATGCTAGAAATTGTATAATTAAGGAAATAGATGAAGATGAGAAACGATTGTTTTTAGATAAATACCATATTCAAGGAAATGATAAGAGTAAAATAAAATTGGGAGCTTTTTATCAAGATGAATTGGTATCTACAATGACATTCAGTAAACAAAGACTTGCTCTCGGTAACAAACTTTCACATGACGATGAATATGAATTGATACGATTTTGCGTAGGAGACGAAAATGTGATTGGAATAGGAGGTAAACTATTATCATATTTCATTAAAAAACACAATCCGAGAAAAATTGTGAGTTATGCAGATAGAAGATATAGTGATTCCAATGCGTTTTATCAAAAAATAGGTTTTAATTTTGTCAGTGTAACAAATCCCAATTATTGGTATTTTTTGCCTGGCAATTATTTAAAATTAATTCACCGATTCAGTTTCAGGAAAAACATTTTACACAAAAAACTTGAAAAATTTGATGTAAATTTGACTGAGTGGCAAAATATGCAACTGAATGGATATGATAGAATCTGGGACTGTGGACATTTGAAATACGAATGGTTAAGAGTAAACAAAAATCAACATTAAAATAAAATATTATATATATATAGATATAGTTATGACATATGAAAAGAGCCACAGGTAAAAGTAATTTAAGCATAGTAAATGATTATTTGAAAGGCGACCGACCGTTCGTACAAGTCGGTTATGATCCCAATATGGAACTTATGAGTAGAAAAGAAGGATCTGAATGGGAAGATAATCAAGGTAACAAGTGGATAAAACAAGATGGAGTAAAGAAAAGGGTTTCTAAAAAATCCACAATTAATATTGAGCAGAAATGTTCTATATGTGAAGCTGACATGAAGTGGGGAAATTATTTGGATCAAAGGGTATATCCAAAATGTGGAAAGTGTTATGATTGTAGCATTATATTTGACAATCGTTTAAAGTTACTTGGAGTTTTCAATGAATATGCCAGGTATACTGTATTTCAAAATCAACGATCCAAGTTAAATGACATAAAGACGAAATTACAAGAAAGCATAGACTATTTGGAAAATTATGATTCAAAATTAAAGTATTATAACGGCGATGGAACCCATGAAGTTTGGACCGATGACACTGATATCCGACAAAAAGTTCTTACAGATTTGCGAAAAGATATGACAGAAGTAGATATACAGTTGAAAGAAACCAACGAATCGTTAAGTCAAATTTCGTACGATTCTTCCGTAGAAGAAAAAGCAAAACAAATGACTTTGGAAAGTTTGAAATCTAAAGAAAAAATGAAATTTGATGTTCTATGAGTCAAAAAACTCTAAAAGATGTAATAAAAGATGAGTATAAAAAATGTCTAATTGATCCGATGTATTTCATGAAGAAATATGTCAAAATTCAACATCAAACTCGCGGTATTATTCCATTTGAGTTATATCCATTTCAAGAAGAAACACTTCAAGACTTTATAGATCACGATAGAAACATCGTATTAAAGTCTCGTCAGATGGGTATTTCAACTCTTGTGTCTGCTTATGCATTGTGGACGATGATTTTTAATCCTGGTAAAAATGTGTTGATATTATCAACCGTTCAAAACACGTCAAAAGAAATTGTTTCCAAGATTCGTTTGGCAAATAATAATCTACCAAGTTGGTTGAAAGTTCCGACTGTGGAAGATAACAGACTGTCTTTGAAGTTTAAAAATGAATCTAGAGTATTAGCAGCATCATCAGCTGCGGATAGTGCCCGTGGTTTTAGTTCATACCTATTGGTAATGGACGAATGCGCGTTCATCGAAAATGCTGAAGAAGTCTGGACATCTGCACAACAAACTATGGCAACCGGAGGTAGAGCTATATTGCTTTCTACTCCAAATGGCGTTGGTAATTTCTTTCATCAAATGTGGGTGGATGCGGAAGCAAAGAAAAATACTTTTAATACAATACGATTAAAATGGAGTTTACATCCAGAAAGAGATCAAGCTTGGAGAAACAGACAAACTGACGAATTGGGTCAAAAACGATCTTCTCAAGAATGTGACACTGAATTTTTATCTTCAGGAAATACTGTAGTTGATACTGGGATTATTGAATTTTATAGAAATTCAAAGGCTAAAGATCCAGTAGAAATTCGTGGTATTGATCAAGGTTATTGGATTTGGGAATACCCAGATTATAGTAGAAATTATATAGTATGTGCCGACGTTGCAAGGGGCGACGGTGCAGATTTTAGTGCATTTCATATATTGGACGTTGAAACACTCACACAGGTTGCTGAGTATAAGGGTCAAATGGATACCAAAAATTATGGGAATTTCTTGGTGGAGGTTGCAACTGCGTATAATAATGCGTTATTGATTGTAGAAAATAACAATTATGGTTGGGCGGTACTACAACAGATCATTGATAGACAATATCAAAATACATTCTATAGCAGTGAAGATCTGCAATACGTAGACGTTGAACGTCAACTTAGCAACAAATACAACCGTGAAGAAAAAAAGATGGTTCCTGGATTTACAACTAGTTCCAAGACTCGCCCATTATTGATTTCTAAACTTGATACATATTTTAGAGAACAGTCTATAAATATATATTCTAAACGGTTATTAGACGAACTTTCAGTGTTCATATGGAACTCCAATAAAGCCGAAGCAATGAGAGGTTATAATGACGATTTGGTAATGTCATTGTCAATAGGATTGTGGGTCAGAGACACCGCACTGCGATTGCGCCAACAAGGTATGGATATGAACCGAAGTCTTATTAATGGGATCTCAAGAGTTTCAAACGACAAAGTTTATACCTCAAAAATGCAACCGAATGAAACTGGGTGGTCTATGAAATTGGGACAAAACAACGATAAACAAGAAAATCTCACATGGTTGTTGTAATTGTTTGATATATATACTATACTATACTAAATTATGCCATCAGAAGAATTCCAAATATTAAAACAACGATCTTTATATTCTCGTTTAAAGAGATTGTTCTCTACCGATGTAATCGTTCGTAATGTCGGCGGAAAGAAATTAAAAGTAGTAGATACGGATCAAGTCATGTATGCGACAGATCGTAATACATTACGTGACAGATTTAATCGTATTCGTACCAGTTCATTTAATCAATATAGTAGGGACTTTACATTAAGTTATCAAGCCGCTCGTATTGAATTATTTCGTGACTATGATTGCGTCGGACCCGATACAATCATTCCTCTTCCAGATGGATCACGTCCTACCATATCAGAATTAACCGAAAAATATAAAGATAAACCAAAAGAACGTTTTTATGTATATTCATATGATCATGAAACCAATAGTATCAAATTAGGAAAAGCGTATCATCCAAGAAAAAAAGCTGGTGGTCCAAGAGATTGTTGGAAAATTATTTTAGATAATGATCAATATGTAATTGGCAGTGCTGGTCATCCATTTTTAATGCGAAATGGTGATTATAAAACTATAGAAGAATTAAAGGTCGGTGATTCTTTAATGCCGTTCTATCAAATGGATTTTTATGGTAGAGGATATAGACATATTTTCAATTTTAGTAAAAAATGGCAAACAGAACATAGAATTGTAACAGAACAATTTTATAGATGTCCAAACAAAGATGAGGTTATTCATCATAAGAATTTTAATGCTGGTGATAATTCGCCAGAAAATTTACAAATAATGAATGCAATTGAACATAAAAAGTTTCATTCCGATTACAGTAAAAATGTTATATGGGGTGAGTCAAATTATGAAAATCAATTGAATAAATTGAAATCTTCCGAAGGATATAAAAATAGAAAATTTCATCATTGGAACGGAGAACGTATTGGAGAAAATAATCCTTTTTTTGGAAAAACTCATTCAGAAGAATCAAATAAACAAAGATCCTCTACTTTAAAGGAAGTTTTTGAAAATAGAGATCAGAGTGGGGATAAGAATCCAAAATATCGTGATGATTTAACTATAGAAACATTAACTGATAAAGCATTTGAATATTATAAAGAACATGGAAAGTTAACATCGTGGGGTTTTGTTAAAAAGTTAAAATGTGATTATTCTGTGCTGCAAAACAGATTGAAAAATAATAATGTTACTTGGAAATCTTTCAAAAATGATATAGAAAATAAACTAAATCATAAAATTAAAAAAATTGAGTTTGTAGGTCAGTTGGAAGTATATGATGTAACTGTAGAAGAATATCAAAATTTTGCAATCGGTGCTGGAATATTTTGTCATAACACAATGGACATGGATCCAATCCTAGCATCTGCGCTTGACATTTATGCAGATGAATGTGTTACAAAGAATGAATTGGGCAAGATTTTAACAGTAACTACAGATGACAATAATATCAAACAAATCTTAGAAAATTTGTTCTATGATATTTTGAACATTGAATTCTTTTTGTGGAGTTGGACTCGTAATTTGGTTAAATATGGTGATTTTTATCTAAAATTATATATTAGTCCAGAATATGGTGTTTATCTAGCAGAACCAATTAGTGCGTATAATGTTACCCGTGTAGAAAACAGTGACATCAACAATAAGAATTATACTAAGTTCCAAATCAATTTGCCAGAGGGTGGAAAAATTGAAGATGTTGAAAACTATCAGATGGCACATTTCCGACTATTGAGTGATAGCAATTTCCTTCCGTATGGCAAATCGATGGTTGAAGGTGCTCGTCGTGTATGGAAGCAATTGAGTTTGATGGAAGATGCGATGTTAATTCATCGTGTTATTCGTGCACCCGAAAAACGAATTTTTAAGATTGACGTTGGAAATATTCCGCCACAAGAAGTTGATCAGTATATTGAAAAAATCATCAATAAAACCAAGAAAATTCCATACATTGATCCAAATACTGGTGATTATAATTTACGTTATAACATTCAAAATTTATTGGAAGATTTCTACTTGCCTGTCCGTGGAAGTGATAGTGGAACTAGCATTGAACCGTTGAGTGGAATGGAATTTACAGGTATTGATGACATTGAATATCTAAGAAATAAGATGTTAGCAGCATTAAAGATACCGAAGGCATTTTTGGGATACGAAGAAGATTTGAGTGGAAAAGCTACGCTTGCAAGTGAAGATGTTCGCTTTGCAAAAACCGTCAATCGCATTCAAAAGATTCTCGTAAGTGAACTCAAGAAGATTGCAATTGTACATTTATATGCACAGGGATATACAGATGAATCATTGGTGAATTTTGATTTGGAATTAACAAATCCCTCTGTAATTCTTGAAACGGAAAAGGTAAAGATTTGGTCTGACAAGGTAAATTTGGCAAAAGATATGGTTGAAAATAAATTATTCAGCCGTAAGTGGATCTATAATAACGTATTTAAGTTGGCCAACGAAGATGTTGATGACCAGAAGAATGACATCGTTGAAGATGCAAAAGATAATTATAGATTCAAACAAATTGAGGAAGATGGCATAGATCCTGCAAAGCCGTTCAATAAAATTAAATCGGATGTAGAATCCATGGAACCTTCGTCTGGCGAAGTCGGTGGACCTCCAGAAGCTGGAATTACTGGTGGAGAAGCTCCACCGGAAGAATCGCCAAAAGAAACACCGTCTCCAACTGAACCACCGTTGTCTGAGAAGTCTAAGAGACCATCTCAAGCCGGCGAACACAAGTATAGAAAAGATACTCGTTTTGGGTATGATCCATTGGGAAATAGAGAAAATACGAAAATTTCAAAAACCGATCCATTGAGATCTGCTTCAAAATCAAAGTCGCCATTAAGTTTAGAAAATCTAACAGGTCTTCGTGATTATTTACACTCTCACAAAGACGCAAAGAAAGATTTGTTGAAAGAATCACCGTCTAAATCATTGTTGGATGAGTCTAACATAATAGACGAATAAATATTACAATTAAATGAATTTTATCTAGAGTTTATTATATTTATAAACTAGGACAATAATATTATTATATGCAAAAAGCGAAACATTCCAAGTTTAAAAACACGGGAATATTATTTGAATTACTTACCCGTCAAGTAACGGCTGACATTTTGTCGGGAAAAGATGAATCAGTAGCAAAGAACTTAGTGTTCAAATACTTCACCGAGAACAAAGAATTGGGTAAAGAATGGCAACTGTATAATTTTCTTTTGAATGAAAAAACAAAAGATGATTTTCAAGCAGAAAAGTATGTTAATGTCATTCTAAAACAAAGAGAAAAATTAGATTGTAAAAAACTCACCGAACAAAAATACAATCTAATTAAAGAAATCAAAGACAGTTACCCAATTGAAGATTTATTAAAATCCAGCATTAAAAATTATAGAATACACGCATCTATTTATAAGCTTTTTGAGAACCATGTCAATAATTCTTTAAAATTTGATGTAAAAGAACTTATTCAATCTCGCAATACGTTAACCGAAAATCTATGTGGAAAGAAAGTTTCATTTAAGGAAACCGAAGATGAAATGATTAATTTTTACAAACAACAAAATGAAGATATTAGATTATTGAGTTATAAATTATTGGTTGATTCATTAAATGAAAAATATAAAGATTTGGATTCAAATCAAAAGCGTTTGTTGAAAGAATACATCAACAACATCAGCAATACAAATTCTCTAAACAAATTTATTGAAGAGGAAATTGTTAACATCAAAAAGACTATTAGTGAATTGGTGCCAAAAATTTCAAATGAAGTTGTTAAAATTAAGATAAATGAAGTTACAAAACAATTGGATGGTATAAATTGTAAGAAATCAGTTAAGGACAATCAAATTACCGTATTGTTGCTTTCATACGAACTCATAAAAGAAATCAAGAATCAACTTTAATACTATTTAAATAAAATATATGAAAATCAAAAAGGCTAACGATAAAAAATTGATTATCAGTGCATTAAAAGAACTTATCAAGAAGATGATTCACACAGAAATGGACGAAGCTTCTGGCACGGGTGCGGTTGCTGGTTTTCAAACACCATATGCATTTTCTGGTAAACAGTCCGGAGATACCCATAAAGACATGGGAAATATTAAAGCTGCCACTGCTTCTACTGGGTATACCAAAGTAGATGAAACGAATGAAAAGAAGGAAAAGGTTGTTGCTCCAAAAATATCTCCATCACCTGTTAAGAAAGTAGTTCCCGTTGGAAAAGAAACCACTCCGGATGTGGTAAAAGACAAAAAACATCGTGGAGTAAACAAAGATGATTTATATATTTTAACTAGGAGACATGCTATTGCAGTTTCTCAAGGTGATGAAAAATTATCAGACCATTACCAAGTACTTATAAATTTGGCCAAGGAAAAGTTAAAGAAATCAATCAACAAGTAATATGTCTATCAGTTTAAAACGATTATTGGAGGCAGAAACCGTGCCATCACCGAAGTCTCAAGATGGAAAATTGCCTACACCTTTACCTGCTACTGCACCATCGGCTCCATCCGAACCGGTTGAAAAGTCACCACAATCAGACGCATCATCTGATACTTACAATTTGAAATTTGATATTGATGATTTTGAAAGTAAAATGTCTCAATCGTCTGAAAAACTTAAGAATGACTTTAAGGATAAAATCTTGATCAAGATTGGAAACAAAAAAATTCAAATTCGGGCATCAAAGGGGTATGGTCAACCCGAGAAAGATTTTATTGTAAACGTTGATACAGTAAGTATTGATTTTTACTATGAAAAATATGTTGTTGTAATCAAAGGAAGAGAACCTAACAAACAAAAAGAAGGAGAGTATTTTATTAAACCTCCTTATGTCATAAAGTTATTGGGATCAGCGTCTATTCAAAAGAACAAAACACCATCTACAAAACCTTCACTGGTAGTTCCTGATGTGACTAAAAATGTTGCAACGAAAGGAATTTAATTATTATGATCAATAAAAAATTATTAATGGATTGCATGTCGTTTGAAATAAGCCGAGATGTAATCAACGAAGCAATGAAGAAAAACGGTCCTTTTTTAGTGAGAGGAACTCTTCAACGAGCCGACGCAAAAAACCAAAATGGTCGTATTTATCCAAAACGAATTCTCGAAAGAGAAGCTCAAAATTACGAACAACATTTCATCAGAGAACGTAGGGCTCTCGGTGAATTGGACCATCCAGAAAGTTCTATTGTCAATTTAAAGAATGTAAGTCACAATGTAACCAGAATGTTTTGGGAAGGTGATGATTTGATAGGGGAAGTTGAGGTATTACCGACTCCAAGTGGAAACATTCTCAAAGAACTATTTGCATCTGGCATTCGTTTGGGTATAAGTTCCCGCGGTATGGGAAGCGTTCGCAAAAATGTACATGAATCCGCAGATGAAGTCCAAGATGACTTTGAACTAATTGCATTTGACTTCGTATCAAATCCTAGCACTAAGGGTGCATTTTTGTCGCCTGAACCCGATTCTTCTTTGAATGAAGGAGTGGCAGTAAAAAATCCAGAAACAAACAAGTGGGAAAATGTTGAAAATATTATTCGTGATATTTTGGGGGAAATAAAATAATAATTAGTTTGACTATATAGCATATGACTTGATACCATATGTTATATGGATGCAATAATAAATTGGATTAAACAACATATAGTATATGGTCGGGGATTGATTTCAAAGAAATGTAAAAAAGAATGGTTTGATAAGTATAATTTTTCAAATCAATATCAAGAAATATTAAATCTTACAAATTTTTTGGATGAAATCAATCCGTCATTGCCACAAAGAATTTGGCATTTGTTAAATGCCAAGTTAGAAAAAAATAAATGTAAAAATCAAGGATGTAGTAATACTACATCTTTTTTTTCTTTTAATAGAGGGTATTTAGATAACTGTGGACATAAATGTGCACAAAAAAATACTAATACTTCAGATAAAATAAAATCCACAAATTTAAAAAAATATGGAGTTGAATACGGATTGAGTAATAAAGATGTTATAAATAAAAAAAATCAAACCGTTAGAAATAAATACGGGGTGGATAATATATCACAATTAAAAGAAACTTCAGAAAAGAAAAAACAAACGTGTTTAAATAATTATGGGGTTGAATGGATATTGATGGATTCCGTTATAAGAAGAAACGGAATGATTGAAAAATATGGAGTGGACAATAATACCAAAAGAAAAGAAATAAGAGAAAAATATTCTAAAGAAAGGCGAGATGGTTTTTATGATTCATTATTTTCAACCAATAGATTAAATGGAAAAATAGTCCCATTATTCACCAAGGAAGAATATAAAGGATCAACATATGAACATATATTTAAGTGTATAAAATGTTCAAATGAATTTGTTGACAAACTTGAAGATGGAGACATTCCTCGTTGTAAAATTTGTTATCCAGTAATCGGATCCTCTCTTTTTGAAAAGGAAATAACCGAATATATTAAAACACTGATTCCCAATGATATTGTTTTGGAGAATGATAAAAAAGTATTGAGTGGATTAGAATTAGACATCTATATCCCCTCAAAAAATGTAGCAATAGAGTGTAATGGAGTATATTGGCACAGTGAAAATAGTGGCAATAAAAATAGACGATATCATATTAACAAAACAAACGAATGTGAAAAACAAAATATTCATCTGATTCATATTTTTGATGACGAGTGGATAGATAAAGAAGGTATCATAAAATCAAAATTATGTCATATATTAAATTCAAATGACGTGGACAAAAAAGTTTATGCTAGAAACTGTGTAATAAAAGAGACAACTATATCAGAAAAGAATAACTTCTTACAAAAATATCATATTCAGGGAGAAGATTATAGTCAAATTAAATTGGGCGCATTTTATGAAAATGAATTGGTTGCTGTGATGACGTTTGGAAAACCCCGTGTGGCTATGGGTCATAAAAATATAAACAAAGACGAATATGAATTGATACGTTTTGCTACATCTAGAAATGTGGTGGGTATAGCCAGCAAACTGTTATCACATTTTACAAAATTATATACTCCACAAAAAATTATAAGTTATGCAGACAGACGTTGGACATATATGAATAAAAATGTATATGAAAAAATAGGATTTATTAAAATATCAAACGGAACTCCAAATTATTGGTATATTCCACCGAAATCAAATAAACGAGTATATAGATACAATTTCAGAAAACAAACTCTAGAAAAAACGCTACAAATATTTGATCCAAATCTTACCGAGTGGCAAAATATGCAATTAAATGATTATGATAGAATTTGGGACTGTGGGTCAATAAAATATGAATTAATTTGCAAATAACAATTTTTTCTTTATATTTATAACTATAATCATATGATAAAATTAAAACCAATTGTAGAAGATGTGAGTGCTAAACCAATGGTTTCGTTGGAAGAACCACTACGTAAATTGACAAAAGAAGAAAAGAAATCTTTACATGATTTAGTCGGTGAATATAACAAATACGGAAAAGTATTACGTCAATATGAAGAAATTGCAAGCGTAGCGGAAACACTCAAGAAAATCGCAGAGTATGCCGAGGTTTATGCCGTTAATGAATGTAGCGATTGGATGCAGGTAGGTGTAGCAAAACGTCATTTTGCTGAAATCAAGAAACACGCTGAGGGGTTCAAAAAACTTGCAAAAGATGTACATGAGAAAAATGCTCATATGGTTGCTCTTTATGAAGATATGGGATCAATTTTACAACGTTACTTCACCATTGTATCGGATGAATAAATTAAATAAGATTTAATCGTCACAATAAAAAACCCTCTATTCTAAAAATAGAGGGTTTTTGTTTTATAAGATATACTTAAACTTCCACGGCACCATATTTGTCAATGTGATTTATCATATCAATGAAAGTTCGGAACACATGCTTTCTATCATTCACAACTAACCAATATCCTCGTTTATCTTTATATGCGGTGATTTTTAGTGGAGTTAAATGAACATCTTGATGTTTGTCTTTAACGTGATTATATTGTAATCTGGTTTCTCCTTCTGGGATAAATCCCATTCCAAATAACCAATCCAATTCTTTCCAATCCCATCCATTGGGATTGTCAATATCATCTATTTTATATTCTGACGAAGATGTGTCTTCTTTTGAAATTAATGATCTTAAGTGTGTCATAGATTTGTATTCATTGATTTTTTGATAAAATTATACAACAAACCAGAGGCGTCTGCTTTTTTCGTTGGATCCAATGTATAATTCCCGTTTTTATCTTTAATCAAATCGTCAATTGGATCGGATAGTCTATAATAAACGGTAGTCGGTTTGATCGGATCTTTTAAATAATCATCTTCATTTTGATATTCTATATACCAAATTCCATACTTCATAGAAGTGGAACTGTTATCTGCTTTGTTTATTAATTTTTTGATTATAAAGTAAAAATTATTTTCATTTACTTCTTTTGAGAAACTCAATTCGTATCCACGATCCGGCGTCGGATTTTCTAAATTCGGACTAATAGGACTTATAATTTCTTTAATTTTATCAATTTCAAACTGTTCAAATTTTAGTCCGAAATTGTTAGATACCTCTTTTCTAATATCAGCATTATCCTTTTTCATGTCAACATCTTCATTAAGAGACGAATGGGATATTATTGCTTTTTTAAGAACTTCCTTCAATTTTGTTCGGATTTCGTTCTTTTTTGCATCAGTAACATTGGCGTGTAATGCGGCAAGATATCGTTTTACACTACCTTTTGTACATCCAACTTTTTCATCGGTGTCTTTTTTGTAGATACATTTACCTCGTATTGAATATGGCATAATAGTATAAATATCAAAAATTTTATTCATTTTCAATTTTTTATTTATATTTATATTTTAGTATTACGGCTTTTCTTTGTCGCTTCGTTTAATTATAAATCCTTATTGAAGTTCATTTATCAATAACTTCAGAACAATATAATACTAAATCAATATGTCAAATCTATTAAAGGAGGCAATTGCCGACGCTAAGGCGGTTCGTGCTACTGCTCTCGCAAATGCAAAGGCTGCATTGGAAGAAGCTTTTAATACAAAAGCTGAAGCTATGTTAGCCGAAAAACTCAAACAAGAAATTTCTTCTGAAGAAGAAGGTAGTGGAATGGAAGATGAAGTCGTTTCTACTTCGGGTATCGGATCGGGTGGCGTTGGTTCCAGTCACGCTCCTAAAGCTGATCATGGTGTAACTACCCCAGATCCAGGCGCTGCCGCTGGACATCTCGCAGGTTCAATGGAAGATGAAGGTCATCTCAGTGGTTCCTCGGAAGAAGAAGTTGTCACCAATGAAGAATTGGACGAAATTCTCAAGGAATTAGAACAAGAATTAAACGCAGGCGAAGCTGCTCCAGAAGCTCCACATGATGAAGCACCAGAAGCACCAGTTGCTCCCGAAGCACCAGTTGCTCCAGAATCACCAGTTGCTCCCGAAGCACCAGTTGCTACTGTCGCTCCCGAAGAAGTTAAAACCGAAGACATGGACGAGGAAATCGATCTCAATGAACTTCTTTCTTCTTTGAGCGAGAGTTCTGACGAGGAAGACGATGATGAAGAAGAAGACGAAGAAAGTAAGAAAGAAGAAGAAGAAGGTAAGAAAATCAAGTCAGACTTGAATGAAGCTTACAAGGTAATTGAATATCTTCGTACTCAAATCAACGAAATCAATTTGTTGAACAGTAAGTTGCTTTATACCAACAAGTTGTTCAACGGATTCAACTTGACCAAGGGACAAAAGACCAAGGTCGTTGAAACATTTGACTTAGCGAAGAGTATTCGTGAAGTCAAGTATGCATACACAATTTTGTCCGAATCATATAGTTCCGGTGGATCAACCGTCAAGAAAACCAATACGGTTGCCAAGAATATCACCGAAGGTTTGGCAAGTAAACCAGTCGCATCAACAGCACCTTCAAAGAGTGTTATTGTTGAAAATAGCAATGTAATGGCTTCAAGATTCCAAAAACTCGCAGGAATCAAGAAGAAGTAAAACTTAAGCGAGTATAATCCAAACAAATAAAATAGAAATTATATGAATGATATCAAGTCATTATTGACAAACAACATGAATCCACAAGCCAAATTGATGGCTGAAACCCGTGGATTACAATCAAAGTGGGATAAGACTGGCTTGCTCGAAGGTCTACAAGGATCTGAAAAAGCAAACATGAGTATCTTGCTTGAAAATCAAGCAAAACAATTGCTTGACGAAGCTACATCAACCGGTACTTCCGCAAATAGTGAACAATGGGCCGGCGTCGCTCTCCCACTCGTTCGCCGTGTATTCGCTGAAATCAGCGCAAAGGAATTCGTGAGTGTACAACCCATGAATCTTCCTTCAGGTCTGATCTTCTATCTAGACTTCAAGTATGGTACAGGCGTTCCTTCCGCCACAAACACCGATTACTCAGGATCAGGTAATAACTCAGTATTTGGTGGAACTTCCACTGCAAAACTCGGTTCTACCGATGATGCCGTCGGTGGTTTCTATGGTGCAGGTCGTTATGGTTACACCGAAAAGTGGAATGTTGCGGCATTCGCCGCAGTTTCTACTGCTTCCGCAACCTTTAACGATCTTGATTTGGATTCTTCTTATAGTTCCAGTACATTAGCATTCACCGGAACCAAGATTACTGTTGGAATCGGTGCAAATACCTCAAATATTGATTTGAACGCAGCTCGTTCACTTCAAATTTCAGGTTCCGGTATCACCTTTAATAACATCTTAAATGATTTAACTAAGGTATTGAATACTGGTTCTTTGGCCAATCCATATTATCAATTGGTGTTTGTTCATAGCGGTTCTGTAGCCGGTTTGACTGGAACCAATGCTTATGTCTTATACTCAACTCAACCCACTGATAGTACTCGCGGTGACTTTGAAGATAAGTTTACTCCTGCTGGTGCCGGAACATCTGGTTTATCCGCTGATATCGGTATTCCTGAAGTCAACTTGGAACTCAAGAGTGAGCCAATCGTTGCTAAGACCCGTAAGTTGAAAGCAGTTTGGACTCCTGAACTTGCTCAAGACTTGAACGCATATCACTCTATTGATGCAGAAGCAGAACTTACTGCTCTCTTGAGTGAATATGTTTCAATGGAAATTGACTTGGAAATCTTAGACATGTTAATCACCGCTGCTCCTGCTGTCACAACTGAAGCTTGGAGTGCTGCAATCGGAACAGAGTTCACTGGTAAGAGTGTATCTGCTTCTGGCGCAGTAACATGGAATCGTACCGTTGATATTACTACCAAGACTGCTTACGTCAAGAGCACTTGGTTCCAAACTCTTGGTAACAAGATCCAAAAGGTCTCTAACAAGATTCATCAATTGACCCTCCGTGGTGGTGCTAACTTCTTGGTCTGTGGACCTGACGTTGCTACCATCTTGGAATCAATTCCAGGATATGTTGTGAACACCGATGGTGATAGTGCTAAGTTCGCAATGGGTGTAAGTAAGGTTGGTAGCTTCGCAAGTCGCTTCCAAGTATATAAGAACCCTTATATGCAAGAAAACACCATCTTGGTTGGTTTCCGTGGAAATAATTTCCTTGAAACGGGTGCGGTGTACAGCCCGTACATTCCTCTAGTCCAAACTCCTTTGGTCTATGATCCCGTCAACTTCACCCCACGTAGAGGTGTAATGACTCGTTATGCCAAGAAAGTCGTAAGACCAGAATTCTACGGCAAAATCTATGTCGCTGACTTGGATCAAGTCTAAGATTAATCAATAATCTTCAATGAATACAAGGCTTCCATGAAAATGGAAGCCTTTTTTATTGCATTTATTATAAGTTTCAAAAAAATTACAACGGTCTCTGGGAAATTAG